CTTCCAAGGCATCGAACAAGGTATCGCTACCGTTCAAGCCAACCATCACCTTACCTGCACCGAATGCTGTCCAAGTACCAAAGCCTAACAACGTAGCAGGGTTAGTGGTAACACCTGCGTTGATATAGATGGAACCTACAGGATATAAGGCTTGGATAGCCGCTACAGTGGCAACAGTAGTTCCTGCTGCGGACAGCGCGGGTGTAGGTGCAATTACAGTTCCTGTGAATGTAGGATCAGCAATATCAGCTTTAGTTGCTACCGCCGTTGCAATGTTGTTGAACTCAGTATCAAACTCAGCACCCTTGATAATCTTTGAAGGGTTGCCAGAGGATAAAGAATCCTTACTGGTAAAGTTTGTACTTTTTACGTATTCTGTCATGTTATCTTTCCGTTCTTAGCTAAGATTTCTAACTTCTGGATGCTCAAAGGAGCGCCGTTAATATCTGTCTCGTACCCTGTTTGGATCACCTTACCTGCTCCTGTTGGATAAGCAGTCAGTGTCTGCAAAGAAACACCATCAGAATACTCAGTACCACTAATATTATACTCTGAAATACCAAATTCTGCAATACTTTGTGTGGGTATTTTTACGTTCTGTGAAGAATAGTTCTCTTTAAAGTCATATCCCCACTTAATTGTGACATACTGGTTAGAACCACCAATCACGACCACTGAGAGTTTCTTCAAGACAGAGCTGACCATAGGTGCGCCTAAGTCAGTATGGTTAGTAAAGTATTGAAAGCGGTATGTACTACCATTGTCCAGATGGGTAGTATATTTACCCACATATCCTGCTTTACCAATCAAGAGACTCTTATCACGGAGGTAGCAGAAGCTCTTAGGCTCGATACTATCCCATGTAGTTACCCTACTAGCGCCATCCTGCAACGCAGCCTTCATGTCAAAGCAGTACACTGTCTTTAAGACAGGAAAGGAAATCAGATAGAAGGACTCAAAAGGACTGTAGATAGACTTGATGGTAGAAGCAGACTCACCTGCTACGGCACTCATCAAGTCATTACGTACGTTCTTAGACAAGTCACGGAAAGGTGCTGACTTCTCTTGGATGGTACGTAGGACGCTACGAACACCTGTGTCAGACAGGAAGATAACGTCTGAGCCTGTGTTCTGGATGGTGTCTCTGGCGATACAACCGATACCTGTCAGCGAGTCAGAGATCTTGAACACACCGGCGGAGAGCACATCCTGAGCACCTGAGTACACCAAGATATTGTTCTTACCAAAGATGAACAAGAATCCGTTATGCGAAGCCAAGCCTGTGATGTTATCTGCACCGTTAGGCCACACAGAGGACACATCAATAGAGCCTGTAGAACCGTTAGCCCACTTATGTCCAGAAAGGATGTCAGACCAGTAGATCACTGTCTTCTCAGTAGCTAAGTCAGCCACCCACAGACGACCATAAGCAGACAGAACAATGTTACCTGAAGGAACAGTACCTGTGTAGCCAGTCTTCTCAGACACACGGCGATACGTTGTAGTACTCACAGCAGGGTCGAACACCAGTGGATCATGTCCCGACTGGAAGAAGTAAAGTACTTCGTTCAAGGCTGCGATCTGCCAGTTGTTAGCTGTGATTGTAGGAGCAGTGCCTCCACCGCTGTAGGTCAAGGTAGTCAGTGTGCTTCCTACGAGCTTGAAGAGCTTATTGTTGCCTGCTGCGATGGTGTACTCAGAGCCGCTGTCTGTAACCAACTGACCGATAGCTTCTACGTTAGAGGAGCCTAAGTCAGTGTTGGTTGTGTTTACTGGCGACCAGCCTTTACGAGCACCTACACGGCCATACTGGTCAATAACACAGTTGACAGCCGTAAGAGCGAAGCCAGAGGCTAAGTCCAAGGAGCTATCTTGTGTATTCAAGCCATAGAAGCCCGGAGCTGTAATACTGAAGGTTTGAATTGGTTGACTCATGGCTTACACAGCCTCCCAAGTCTCTTCCTCAACATACCGTGAACTCTCGATAGCGATAGCGTCAGCTAAGGAGGACTTAAATAGCCCATAAGCCTCAGAGCTATTTAAACCACCGTCTTCACCGCGTTCAACCAAGGCACGGGCAAAAGCACCTAACACCACAGGCTCTTTAGGAGCAAGCAATGTCTGAGAATCAGTGGTAAGTTCTGCTTGAGGAATGTACAAGTTGAAGTACAGCGTCAAGCCAGCGTTAGGGACAGGGTAGAAGTCTACCTTGGTGTCGCCAGTGCTGTGAACACCGTTAAAGTTATAGTACATCGGATTACCGGGATTGGTGTTGTTCAGTAAGTACTGAGACATCATCTTGGTAGTCAATGCACTGATCTGGCTCTTATTGGTAATGTCCTGAGCATCAATGACTTTAAAGCGAGTACCTGAACCTGTAAGCACATAGCCGTATGTATCAGCTGCTGTCTCAAGCATCAAAGTATCTGTTAAAGCATTCCATGCGTAGGCATCTTCTACTTGTCGTTTGGCATCATTCACCAACTTACCCACAAGCTTAGATAAAGTATTCTCATTAACTGTACTGACTTCAGGTTCGCGCATACGAATCAAGATGTCATTTACAAGTTCAAGGTATGTTGGCAGTGCCATATATTAGATTCCTTCTTTCTTAAACAATTCAAAGGTACAGATAGTGCTAAAGGAGCTGCCAGATTCACTTGTCATCACAACTGTGTCATTCTCCTCCATCACCACATAAGCACCTCCATCCATACGGACATAGGTCTTGGAACTAACACCACTGTCCATTACATAGACGTCCTGAGAAGCACTAGAGTCATGCCAGTACACGGCAATAGACTTAGTAGAGCCTGTGTTGTTGAACAGGTACATCAGACCCCATTTGGCAAAGTAGCCAACAGGAACCGTGTACACTGTTGTTGGTGTCGCTGCTGTTAGGTTTACACCTACCGATACTGGACGAGTCATGGTTTACTTCTTAGTTTTCTTCTTAGGTTTCTCAGGAACACCTGCCTCAGATAAGGCGATAGCTACTGCCTGCTTTTGAGGTTTACCTTCTTTAACCAAGGTAGAGATATTCTCAGATACTGTCTTCTTTGATTTACCTTTTTTGAGAGGCATGATATTCCTTATTAAGAGTTAAAACACTTGAGTAGAGCCGTAGTACACTGAAGTTACCGGAGTACTTCCGTAGTAAAGCACAGTGACGTTAGTTGAGCCATAATAGACAGTGGACGATAAAGTGGAAGTGTCCACACCAATCACATAGCTAATGTTGAGGAAGTTATTACTACCGGCTGTAAAGCTCAGTCCTGTATTGTTGCCGCTATCCAGCGAGCCTGTTCCAACATTCCACGCTGATGGTTTTCTTAACGTCACCTGAGTGGTGTTGGTAGATCCAAGAGTCAACCTAGCAGCCGTTGAAGTTCCGTTCAGGTTAAAAACAGTGAACTCATTGGTCGTGCCTCCAGTGAACAGTACCGAACCAATCGCTGTGTTGGTGATGTTGGCAAACTTGTTGGAGCCTGTGATCGTCAGTGCGCCAGTGCCTCCTTGGTTGATCGTTGGGTAGGTTTGGATGTCCCCTCCAGTAAAGGTCTTGGCAGACGCAGAGGTCAAGCTGATCGTGCCTGTTCCTGTGACTGTGAGGTTTGACCCCGATACTAACCATGTATTCCCTGCCGCAGATGTAGTCCAAGTTCCTGTTCCTATTGCCACCGTTCTTGTTAGTGTCCCGGTACTGCCAAATGTACCTCCTGAGCGAGTTACGTTATAGCCGTTAGCATCAAAAGTACCTGCTGTAAAGTTTGTTGATGTGCTGTTCGTAACAAACGCATCTTGCAGTGTTACTAACCCACTTGGACTGTTAATCAAAACAGGCTGTGTAAAAGTCTTGCCAGCACTGGTGATCGTTTGACTGCCACGCCCTGCAAAGGTAATTACACCAGTACCGCTTATCGTAGTGCCTGTACCGTTGATCCAGTTGCCGTAGATTGCGGGGGTAGTCGTACCTGTTGCCAGCGTCATCGTGTTGCTGGTACGGGCACTCATGTCGATAGTGCCGATGTTGTAGGCGGCGTTGATAGTTACTGTTGTGTTGCTATTAGGCTCTACCCCAAGCACCGCTGTGTCTTGAGCTAATGGGAAATCATTGACGGCCCCTCCTCCACCACTTGCATTGGTGGTATTCCAAAGTGCACCGCCCCAGTTTGCCCCTGTTTCAGTACCAAAATAAACCGTTCTAGCAGCAGGGAACGTAATCCCGCTGTTGCCTTTGCAGTCACCCAAGCGAGTACCAGACACAGGAGCAGCAGCACCAGCAATGGTGATGTCACGGAAGTCAATGTCGGTTGCAGTTACAGCAGCGCAAGTCAAGGTTCTGGTTGTGCCAATGGTGTTAGAACGAACGAATGTCCTTGCTGTTGCGTTGGTTCCTGCGGAGAGCGTCAGAGTGCCATTAATGGTTTGGTTGGCAGAGAAGTTAATAACAGAAATACCTACACTTGTTCTTCCTGTAACAGACAAGTTGTTGAATGTATTTGTACCAGCTACTGTCCAGCTAGCCTTAGCAACGTTAGTTAGAGCAACATTATAAAAAGTATTGCCTCCTCCGTTAAAGGCACTAGACGTGGCAGTACAGTTAATCTGAGATGTACCTGCGTTAAATGTGAATCCGTTAGAGTCAGTAAATCCGATAGCAGCCGCTGTATTGTATAGTGTTACTGTACTGCTTCCTAAGTTAATAGTTCTGGATGTTCCTCCAGTACCTGTGACGATGTTTCCGGCAGTTACGGCATAATTGTTAGTTGTGAACGTACCATTTGTTACACTGATTGAATCCGCAACAGCATTGAGTGTTAATGCCCCTCCGAGACTTAGTGTAATCCCGGCATTATTGATATCAATTTGACCAACTGTGAGTGAACTGGTACGAGTAACCGTTCCAGTTCCAGAGTTGGCATCAAATAATGGGGTGTCAGTGGTGGTTGGAACAGAAGCTCCTCCAGCACCACCAGATGTTGCTGACCAGTTGGCTGTGTTTGTGTTACTCCACGTACCTGTACCACCTACCCAATAACGATCAGCCATTAGACCACCTCGTCTTCAATAGGCGGAGCAGTTACAACAGCAATCCAGTTATCCACACGCTCTTGCTGCATAGCTTGAAGTTGCTCGTCAGTAAACGTATGGTCATCAGCCAAGTAAAGAGCATCACGAAACAAGCCATGTTCAGTTTGGAATTCAAAATCAATCTTC